AATATCACGCAGATCACACAGGCACAGTAGATTTTCCTGAGAGTGAACCGATGGGGCAAAAACATCTTGCCGATTGTGGATTCGAGGGGACTTGGTTGCAAACTTCTTACAATGGAAAATTTCGAGGTCGCTATGCCGGTGCGGGGATGACTTACGATAAATCAAAAAATGAATTTGTTTACCCTAATCCCGTAGAGTGACCGCATGGCAACCCAATACCGATACCTTCTTGCGGATGTTTTAACCAACCAAATTCTTGCTGAATTGTCTTTGACCAATGTCAATTTTACTCAGCAATTAAACGCGGCAGGTACTTGCACAGGCGAGATACTTTTGTCCGGCGTAAACAGCGCCGCGCTTAATGTTCTCAATTCAACCATCCCCGGGCGTTGCGCTCTTTACATTGACCGCAACGGCATTTTGGTGTGGGGTGGAATTATTTGGAATCGAGAATGGGATAGCCCAACTCAACTCTTAAAACTAACGGCGCGTGAATTTGAATCTTATTTTGAGCGCAGAAGGATCACCCAAACAACACCTTTCACCGGCGTTGAACAGTTTACTATCGTTGAATCTTTAATCAATCAAGCTCAAGGCGTGGCGTATGGAAACATTGGCGTAGTAGTTCCAATCACCACTTCAGCAACAACCGCGCTGATTTCCAACGCTGTTTCTTCGGGCAGTACGATTGTGTATACAACTTCAGCCATCAATTATTTTCAAAGTGCGCAAACGATTACTGTGACGGGAATTAAATCAACGGGTAATCCATCCGGCGCGGCTGGAACTGGGTTCAACCAAACCGGCACCGTTACCATCATTTCTACAACGCAATTCTCCTTGCCGGTGACAGTATCGGACACTTATGTATCCGGCGGTAGCGCGGTCAATCAAGGCGTAATTATCGGTTCTCAGATTTACTACAGTTACGAATTAAAAACCTATTTCTCAGCCATTTCTGATCTTGCAAAATCTAATAATGGTTTTGATTTCAATATCGCGGTTGCATACGATGGCGACGGAAACCCGACAAAAACCCTTCAACTTGGTTATCCGCGCCTCGGCAATACTTATTCAGCGACATCTTCTAGCGTTCCGGTGTTCATACTGCCAGCAGGTAACATCGTGAAATTCAATTACAAAGAGGATGGTTCAAAAGCAGTCAATTCAATGTACGCGACAGGCGCAGGTTCCAATGAAGGTAAATTGATCGCCAATTATCAAGATTCGACAAAAACCTTAACAGGATGGCCATTACTTGAAGATGTGATGAACTATTCAAACATCACCGACCCTGTGTGGCTTACGGGCTTAGCAACTGGGCAAACCCTCGCCGCTTCTTACCCACCTCAAACCATTCAAGTAGTCGCACCGCCGTACCTTGATCCGGTTTACGGCACTTATCACCTTGGGGATCAAGCTCGCTTGATTATCACAGATAATTTTTACCCAAATGAATTTGATGGGAATTATCGCATTATCGGAATCAATGTCACTCCCGGAGAAAACAACGCCGGGGAAGAAGTTACAATTACTTTGACCACTACTACGAATTGAGAACAAAATGCCTTATGTTAATCAACCCAATCAACTGAAAGACATTATTGGCAACTTGGATGACCGCTTGAAAAAAGTTGAAACCGGCAACAGATTCACTTTCCCCGTTGTTACGGTTGATCCCACTTATCCCCGGCATGGAGATGCTTGGATCAATTCGACAACCAACACCATGAAAGCAGTAGATAGTCTTGGTAACATTAGAGTAATCAACTGGACATGATCCTTCAACCGTAAAGGCGCAACGATGATCTTCTGGAATAACACAAATGCAATAGCAAACGCAGTTTGGGCTATCTTGGAAAGTATTGTTATTATTGGAGCGCCGGTGTTTTGGATCAATAAAAAGTTTAACAAAATGGATAAACGCCTTGATAAAATCGAGTATCAAATGTATGAAAATGGTGGCGGATCAATTAAAGATCAACTCAACCGCCAAGACAAAGATTTGCACGAAATCAAAATTGACCAAGCAATTATCAAAACGAAAATGGGGTTGGAGTAATGGATGCGCACGATCAGGTCATCACGAATTCATACATCGTGCATTATCCACCGCACGAGCCGCGTGAAGGCGACAAAAACTATAAGGACTTTGAAGCGTATCGAAAGGCTACTGCAGGAACGGCAAAGTGCGCTATTGGACAACACCGGGGGGATTTCACGGATTGCGCAGGTGGACTTGAACTTCACCACGCGCACATTGAATTCTCTTTGCAAAACGGAGTGGATCTAGTTTGGTTGGAAAAGGATTACCCCGGCGTATCTAACCCGGATGAAGTGGGGAAGTGGGTAGAATCAGCCGACAACCTAATGTGGCTGTGCGAAAAACACCACAGAGGAGTTGGGGGCATTCATCACGCTTCTGCCAGCGATTTTGAAGCCGAAAAGTATGTACGCAACCTAATTGGAAAGAAGGAAACAAATGGCTAAATTCAAACTTAATTTAACCGTCAAGGAAAAAGCTTTGTTGGAACACTACGCTTACGGCATTATTGCGGCTGGGTACGGTTCATATCAATACAACAGCCACATTTCTATTCGTGATCTTATTACTGCTGCACTTGTCGGCGGTCTATTGGTTCCAATTACCGCACGAATTGTTCCAAATTCATTGGTCAATAAAATTACAAAATTGACCGGCGCTCCGGCTCCGGTGGTAACGGCGGTCGTGGATACTGCGCTCGCGGATGCAAACAAAGTGGTCGCGGCGGAAGAAAAACAAAATCCAACCGCGTAAATAGATTTACCCTCATGCGGGAAGGCGTGGGAGTAATGCCTCAGCCCTGCCGAGTTTTCTCGGTGGGGCTTTGTGCGTTAAAGTGCATGAAATTACTGTGGCAAATTGCGTTACAGTGCACCACATACTACGAATAAGTTTACGAATTGGTAATCTACGATCATGGCAAACGCATTAGATGTAGTTACAACGGCGCAAAAGCAAGTGGGGTTTTATGGCGGGGAAACCGATGCCAACCCATATGGTGATTGGTACGGGATTCCGAACGAACCGTGGTGTGCGATGTTCGTATCGTGGTGCTTCGCGCAAAATAATTTGTCGCACCTAGTTGCGGCGCAAACGCCAAAAGGTTTTGCCTATTGTCCATCCGGATTAGCGTGGTTCCAACAAAAAAAACAAGTGGTTGGAAAATACGATGGCAAGCCCGGCGATTTAGTCTTTTTTTCGTGGGCGGGGAATGGGGTTGCCGACCATATTGAAATCATCGTAAACGCTTCGCGCGATGGTATTACAACAATCGGCGGAAATACCGGACCCGAGCATATGACGAACGCCTCGCAATATAACGGTCACGGGGTTTACCTGCGCCACCGATCTTATTTATTTGTTTTGGCGATCGTGCGACCCGCGTATGTGGTTGATTTAAAACCAACAACTTCTCTTGGTACCAAGAAACCGCTAGCGGCGGGAACTGCGGTCACAACGGCTCTTGGAGCGGGTGGAGTTGCGATCCACCAAAGTAGTACCACGCCAAAGCCAAAAGTGGCTACATCGGTGTCTGCGCCCGCGTGGAAAGCCTCAGATTTCAAAGCCGGAACGAAAACGGCGGCGGAAATATTGGTCGAAAATGCGTTGTTCAAAGCGGGGTTAATTCCGGCGATGGATAAAAATTCCGGATTCAGCCAAGTTTATATCAACGCGGTAAAAATCTTTCAAAAGAAAAACAATTTGCCGGCGACGGGAATCGTTGATCTTGCGACTTACAATGCTCTAATAAAGGAAATCAAATGATCCGAGTACCAATTACCAACCCAAAAGCGGTGGCTTTGGGGAGTGCGGGTTTTATGGCGGCGTGGGCGAATAGCGGTTACGCGGTCAATTCTCACGCGATTATTCTTGCGGCGGGGGCGGCTCTTGCGGGAAGTTCCGTCCCGCATAACCCCATGTCGAATCCGGATATTCAAGCGGAATCGCACATCATCACCCCATATGTGAATAACATCGAATGATGTGATAAGTTTTGCCCGATCGATCAATGATTGAAAAAAACTTAATAGCCCAACAGAACCCCGGTGGGTCGGGTATGCAGTTCGCTTCCGAGAGTGCTATCAAAGAAGCAAAAAGGAGCCGCCTCTTGCGACCGTAAAAATCGCTTGCCGCGGCTCTTTTCTTTGAGATCATTTCATCGCTTCCGTAAATTTTTCCCGCTATTCTTTTCTCATGGCGCTTAAAGATTCAATCGAAAAACATAAAAAGCAAGAAAATCGTTGCACTTTATCGGCAATCCTTGATTCATTAGGTGATGAAGATCGATCCGTGTTATTGGATGCGATCAACAAAGGAATCCCTACATCAACGCTGACCGCAGCCTTGAGAGCGGAAGGTTACCAAATCGCGGAAGCGACTTTCCAAAAACACCGGAACGGACAATGCAAATGCCCGCTAAAAAAGTAGAGGAAATTCTTGCCGAGCGGATGGATGATTACGGCGATCCGTTTACATCACTTACAACAATCGGGCGCGTATGGTCTGCGTTTTTAAATCTTGAGGATGATATTCCGGCGTACCAAGTCGCGTTGATGATGGATGCGCTTAAATCGGTGCGGTTATTCCACGATCCATTCAAAGATGATTCATGGCTCGACAAAGAGGGTTACACAAAATTAGGCAAGCAGATCGTTGAAGTTGAAGAATGAGCCTCAGCGATCGAATTAACGATCTTCCGGAAGGAATCGAATCGGATGATGTTGTCGAATTACGCAAGGCGCTTATGCGCGTTCAAAAACAATTACTTCAAGCAAAAGATCGTACTGAGCAATTAGTTCAAGTTACACACCAAGCCGCGCGTGATGCGGTTTTAGGAATGGGATCAATCGAGCCGGTTAAAGAGCGGGTGCTAGTTAAGGGAAAGAAAAAACAAGAGGTCGCGCTTTGGCATATGACGGATTGGCAAGGTGCTAAAAAAACTACCTCTTACAACTCGGAAATTATGTATAAGCGAGTAATGCAATTCGCGGAAAAAGCGGTGGCAATTACTGACATTATGCGGGCGGATCATCCGGTGAATGAGTGCGTGATTATGTTCGGCGGCGATATGGTCGAAGGACTTTTCAATTTCCCGTCGCAAGCGTTCGAAATTGATGCAACTCTTTTTGAACAATATGTAAATGTAAGCCGATTGTGCGTTGATGTGGTGAGATATGCGCTCGCAAATTATTCCAAAGTTACCGTCGTGCCTGAATGGGGCAACCATGGTCGAATTGGATCAAAGCGCGACAATGTTCCGCGATCGGATAATTTCGATCGGATGTGCTACGAATTAGCGCGGCAGTTATTAGCGGGAGAAAAACGATTAACTTGGCAAGAATGTCCGGAAGATATTCAGCGAGTGGAGATTGGAAATTATCGCGCATTACTTATTCATGGCGACGAAGTGGGAAGAAATGGATTTGCAAGCCCCGGCGCGATTGTTCAACACGCAAACCGTTGGAGATCCGGCGCGTATCCGTGGGAGTTTAGAGATGTTTACATCGGCCACTACCATACTCATGCGGAATGGGCGATGGCGAATGGGCAGGGAAGTGTTTATCAATCCGGTTCGACGGAGAGCGATAATCGTTACGCGGGAATTATGTTGGCGGCTAGTGCGACACCATCACAGCGATTACATTTTGTCGATCCAATAAAAGGTCGAGTGACCGCGGCGTATAAAGTGTGGCTTGATTAAAATGACAACGATCGTTGCAATTCAAAATTCAAAGGGTGTTACATTTGGCGCGGATTCATTAGTTACCGCGACAAGAAAATTTAATCATCCGCGAATGATAAAAATTTCGCAACGGGGACAATACATCATCGCGGGAAGTGGGTTGTCGAGTTATTGCGATGTGGCGCAACATATTTGGAATCCACCATCTCCAACAGTTGCGGATAAAAAAGATCTTTACCATTTTGTAATTACGAAAGTGATGCCATCGTTAAAAAATTGTTTCACCTCTAACGGATTGAAAACGGAAAATGAAAAAGATGAAGAATCTCGATTCGCGTTTTTAATTGCGATCAATGGCGAGGTGTTTGATGTAGCGGATGATTTCGCGGTAAGTCTTACATCATCCGGTTTTTATGGAGTTGGTTCCGGATCAAGCCTCGCGATTGGTGCGTTAGAAGCGGGCGCGACGATTGAAAAAGCGTTACAAATTGCGAGTAAACATGATCCTTATACCGCGGAGCCTTTTGTATTTTTAGAACAAAAAAAGATTTAATCCTCATCATCTCTATCGACGGTTTGAACGATGTCGATGTCTTGATTTTTCGCGGCGATCAATCCGGTACGAAATAAATCGCTAGCCCGGTTCACAATATCGTTGATCTGATCGGGGTACTTTGGCTCTGCCTCAATCATTACGGCAAGGCTCCACAGGGATATTTGAACTCGGATCATGCGTAAATCTTGGCATAAAAAGAATTTCGGCGTGTCGGCTTGGGGTAACTAGACGAATCGTAATCTATGGGGTACTTTTCTGCTATCAGGTTCGAGAGAGCGAACCCCAACGGAAAGGCAAAGAAATGAGCAACACAATCAACCTATACCCAGTATCCGACGCAGAATTAATTGCGCTTTTTAGCAAGATGCCATGCGGGATGAAATATACATACGAAGTTATCTTCCGAAACAGGTATCGTCGCGAGGAAATAACAATCAAAGTTATTCAAGCCGACAACAAAGTTGAGGCAACAAAGTTTGCCCGCGAATATGGAAATCGCTTCCACAATGCCGATGTAATTACCGTTACACGATTGGAGGCATAAAAATGACAATCAAAAATTGGGTCAAAGCATGAGGTTCAAAGATGCTTATTTTATTGAACCTATTTCTTATCGGCTTGCCACAGATATAGTCATTGAAAAACATTATCTACATCGCCAAGCACCCTGCAGTAAAGCATTTGGGT